GAGATCCTCGATCGTGGGGGTGTACTTAAGAAGTCTAATGATGATCTCACTAGCGCAGCTAAGAGTGGGGGAATCCTCATACTACCCGCGAAACGAACTCGGATCACTATAGATTCCGAGGAAGATTTGTGACCCTAGTTGCTAAGAGACAGAGAATTATTATTGAAAGTGACACAGATGAATAAACCATATCATCCGGCTAATATTAAATATACTAAGTATAAGACTTACCAGATTATACCACTAGCATGGATAGCTAAACTATTTGGAGTTCAAATCCATGTAGCTGGAATACCATTTGGATCTAATCGCCCGAAACCAATCTAATAGTCTTTCTTCGGCATTAAAAAAGTGCCGCAGTCCCCATAAGGAGCCAACATGGCTAGTAAATTTGAACAAGCCTTTGCTGCTAATCGTAAAGCAGGTAAGAAAGAGTTTTCTTTCGGGGGCAAGAAGTATAATACCAAACTTAAAGCAGAGACTAAGAAGGTTCCTGTTCCTGCAGACAAGCCTAGCAGGAATTATATGAAGGATCTCCCTAAGTCAGTATCGATGAGCCCTACCATGGGTTCCAAGGATGATACTATTACGCCTGTAGTCCTGAAGGATGCTATTTTCCCTTCGGAGTTTAATAACAAGGTTAAGGCTGCTAAAGAACGTAAGTCTACTGCTATGGATAACATGGGATCTAAGGTTGGCCTTGGTTCTATGGGTAAGTCTCCTAAGGAGCTCCCTGCTCCTCCCTCAAAAGCAATCGTTGACCAGTATGGTCTAGGAAAGAAGATTAAGTAATGGCTAAGAAAGCTCTTCCTGCATTTATGACCAAGGGCAAGACCGTTGGTAAAGAAATCGTTGCTAAAGCCAAGAAGGGCAAAGCAGTTAAGAAGGTAGCAAAGGGAAAGAACCCTTTCGCTAAGTACTAATGAAGAAGGGTGGCAGACAGTCCAACAATATTGAGGACATACGCACTGAGCCCGGAATGACTTACCTCTTTACTCCAGAATCTAAGACAGAATATCCTGAGGGATATATGAAAATGACTGGTTCCAGAAAGCTCATCGATAAAGGTGGAATGCTTAAAATGGATGCAGCTGCTCGTAGGGATAAAGTAAAACCTAAGCAATTAGATGAGATCTGGACCCCCAAGGAGTTTAAGAAATGACTGATGTTCGTCTGAATCCAGACTTCCACGATAAGACTGCTGAGCAGATGCTCTATGATCTCTCAGTTACAGATCACTACGTAGTCGTAGAAGGTTCACAGTATTCATGGTCAGTTACAATTGGCGATGATACTAAGGTTGCTCGATCCCTTTACGAGGCTGTCCTCTATCACCACAGAATGTACTTTCCTTTTGGAGATGACATATGAAACTAGGTGGTAGACAATCTAAGAATGTAGATGACATTCGTAAGCAGAAACCGAAGAAGAGTGTAGGAACATTTGCTTTCCCAGCCTCTGAAGGTTTCACTGGCAATATCGAACTAAAAGCTACCCAATCCAATAAGCGGATGAATACTGCTGAGATCGACAAAGATGCTAAGAAGCGTATGTTCGATAAGGCTACTGGTGGTGGAATGGATGAGACTGCTGGGCCTCGGCTTCGTAAGCAACGTGAAGATGAATTAAATAGTAAGTCTGCTGATGACATGTCTGTTGAAGAGCTTATTACTCGTGATGAAGCTAAACGTAAAACTCAACCTAAGACTACCTACGACTTTGATGGGCAACTTAAGAAACTTAAGCCTACCCAACTAAAAGAAATATGGACACCGCGCCCTCTTAACTCTAAGAAGTAAGAGCCACCAAGGAACTAAAATGAGTGATGTAATCCTATCCAAAGTAGCAACCTTTCCTATTATCTCTGAAAGAGATTTTAATAAGAATTGGCTCGAAGAGCGAGGTTACGAAGATATCCACCGTAAGTCTGCCTTCGGGATTATCCCTTATGGGTACCAAGCAGATGAGGTGGACAATAAGATTCTTCACCCTGACTTTAAGACTATTGAACTACTCGAAGCTGCTCTCGACTCCCTTGATAAAGGTGGGTCTTATAGAGAAGTATCCTTATGGCTTTCAGAGAAGGCTGGCAAGAGTATATCACATGTCGGCATCTCGAAGATCTGGAAACGGAAGCGAGGTGATCAAGCATCTATTCGTTTGGAGATGGACAAAGCTAAGGCTGAAGCCAAGCGTCCTAAGAACCGAGCGGAGAAAAAGATTAAAGCTCTCAACATCAAGAAAGGTGCTGAGAAGCGTAGAATAACTGCGGCCTATAAGAGGTTAAAATCTCTTGAGGGTTCGTCAGCGGAAGTAGACCTCCCAGTTGTAGTGCCTTACATAGTTATGGAAGATTACGTGGAGGACGAGGAACAGAAGGTTGCCTTCCGACCCAATCCTGGACCCCAGACAGAGTTTCTGGCTAGTCCTGAAAAGCAAGTACTATATGGTGGAGCAGCTGGTGGTGGCAAGTCGTTTGCTCTACTGGCTGACTTCCTACGGTACGTTGACAATAGGAATCATAATGGAGTTCTCCTTCGGCGTACGAACGATGAGCTCCGAGATCTAAAGTGGAAGGCTAAGTCCCTCTACCCGTCTGTCTTCCCAGATGCCAAGTTTAGCGAACAGTCTTCGACATGGACGTTCCCTTCGGGGGCTCGGCTCTGGATGACATACCAAGACAACGATGATGACCTTACCCGATTTCAGGGTCAGGAATACACATGGGTTGGCTTTGACGAGTTGACACATTATCCCTCTCCCAAGCCTTGGAACTTCCTCAGCTCTCGTCTTCGTTCTCCTGATCCTTATATGGATGAGAACACATACATGAGAGCAACGACTAACCCCGGTGGCCCCGGACATGGTTGGGTCAAGAAGATGTTCATCGATCCTGCCCCATATAACGAGCCCTTTTATGCAACTGATATTGAAACTGGTGAAACTCTTAAGTACCCGTTGGTCTATGGACATAACCATAAACAAGCAGGGCAACCTCATCCTAAAGCAAATCAACCCCTCTTTGAACGAAGGTTCATTCCCAGCTCTATCTTCGACAACCCGTATCTGGCAGATAGCTCGTACGTTGAGTCCCTTATGGCTCTCCCTGAAGATCAAAGACGAAAACTCCTAGACGGAGATTGGTCAATAGCTGAAGGTGCTGCCTTCTCAGAATTTAGGACTCACTTACATGTATGCAAGCCTTTTGATATTCCCAGCTCTTGGCGTAAGTTTAGAGCATGTGACTACGGGTATAGCTCCTTCTCCTGCGTACTCTGGTTCGCAATCGATCCAAGCTTCGAAACCTTGTATGTGTACAGAGAACTCTATGTATCCAAGCATACAGGAGAAGCTCTGGCCCCAAGAGTCCTCGAGCTCGAACGAGGTGAGAATATTGCCTACGGGATGCTAGATAGCTCCTGCTGGCATGAGCGTGGTTCTACAGGCCCTGTTATTGCAGAAGCAATGATTAACCTAGGATGTCGTTGGAGGCCAGCTGATCGGAGCAAACACTCACGTATCAATGGTAAGAATCGACTACACGAACTACTGAAGTTACAAGACTACGGAGACTTTCAACGTCCGAGTATCATGTTCTTCGATACATGCCGTCAGGTAATCTCTGACCTCCCGATGATCCCAACCGACCCTGATGGTGGTGAGGATATCGATGATCGCTATAAGTCAGATCACTCTTATGATGCTCTGCGTTATGGTATTATGTCTCGCCCCAAGTCCGTGTCTCTTTTCGATGGAATGGGTTCTTATAACTCATGGACCCCCTCGGACCCCTCATTCGGATATTAAGGATTTAACATGGCACTGATGGACAAGAATCCTAGCTCAACAAAAGCTATGCTCGACTCTTCTATTGAAGATAGTGTAGACATGAGCAAGGCCTCTGAAGTTGTTACCTTCGAAGAAGGTTCTAATGTAGAGAATGAAAATAACGAACTAGGTGGACTTGTCTCTTGGATTGAGTCTAAGTATGAACGTGCTAAGGAGAAGAGATTCTCTGATGAGACACGTTGGATTACAGCCTATGATAACTACCGTGGTGTTTATAACGAAAAGGTTCGTTTCACAGACACTGAAAAGTCTCAAGCATTTATCAAGTTCACAAAGACTAAAGTTGTGGCTGCTTGGGCTCAGGTAACTGATGTACTATTCGCTGGGTCAAAGATCCCGATCGGTGTAGAGCCTACCCTAGATGTTACTGGGGATATTGCTGAAGCTGTTCACTTCGATCCTGCTGCTAAGAAAGAGTCCACAGCTAAAGGTGTTGCTGAGGCTGAAGGTGGTAATCAGGGTGGACAGATTAAGTCTTCTTCCCCTCGTTCTGCTACTGTAGCCCGTCAGGACATCCTAGATGTTGTTGGTCCCTACAAGGAGATGCTTACCCGAGTTAAGGATAAGCTTGAAGAAGGCTATGGCACTACTGCTACTTCTGTTACCTTTGAACCTGCCCTTATGGCTGCAAAGAACATGGAAAAGAAAATCCATGATCAGCTTGAAGAATCAGGTTTCTCTGAACACGTACGATCTTTCATTTTCGATATGGTGCTTTTTGGCACGGGTATCATGAAGGGTCCGTTCTCCCGGGATAAGGAATATCCTAACTGGGATGACGAAGGAAACTACAAGCCTGTTATCAAAACAATGGCTGATGTGAATCACGTATCTATCTGGGATGCTTTCCCTGACCCTGATGCCCGTACAGGTATGGATGATTGTGAACACTTTATTGAGCGTCATAGGATGTCTCGGACTCAGCTCCGTGCTCTTAAGAAGCGTCCAGGGTTCCGTAAGGAGTCCATTGAACTATGTATTAAAGATGGTTCTAACTATACTAATGAATATTGGGAAGACCAGATTACTGATCGTTCTGATACTACGACGATCGATCGTTTCGAAGTTCTCGAGTATTGGGGTGTCGTAGACAAAGAATTAGCTGAAGAAGCTGACCTTGATATTCCTGAAGAACTTGAAGACTTCGATGAGTTCCAGATTAATTGTTGGATATGTAATGGCCAGATCCTCAGACTTGTACTTAACCCCTTTACGCCTGCTCGTATTCCTTATCATATGTGTCCTTATGAGCACAACCCTTACAGTGTGTTCGGTATCGGTGTTGCCGAGAATATGGACGATACTCAGTCAGTAATGAATGGGTTCACTCGTATGATGATCGATAATGCTGCTCTCTCTTCGAACCTCATCCTAGAGGTTGACGAGACGAACATGGTTCCCGGTCAGGATATGAAAATCTATCCCGGTAAGATCTTTAGGCGTCAGGCTGGTGCTCCCGGTCAGGCTATCTTCTCAACCAAGTTCCAGAACGTGACTAACGAAGCAATTCAGGTCATCGACAAAATGCGTCAGTTCGCTGACGAAGCCACTGGCATTCCTAGTTACTCTCACGGGCAAACTGGCGTCAATGGTGTGGGGCGTACTGCCTCTGGTATGTCGATGCTAATGGGTGCTGCAGCTCAGAATATTAAAGCTGTTGTTCGTAACGTAGATGACTATCTCCTTGTCCCTTTGGGTAAGGCGATGTTTGCATGGAATATGCAGTTCAACTTTGACAAGAAGCTCAAGGGCGACCTTGAAGTAGTTGCACTCGGTACAGAAAGTCTAATGCGCAATGAAGTCAGATCTCAGAAGCTTCTCCAGTTTCTCCAAGTTACAGCAAATCCGATGGATGCTCCTTTCTCTCGCAGAGATTATTTGTTGCGTGAATTGGCCGCTTCTCTCGACCTCGATCCAGATAAAGCTGTTAATGATCCGCGAGAGGCTGCTATCCAAGCCTCAGTGATGGATGACATCGCTAAGAAGATGGGTGCTGCTAATCCTCAGGGTAATCCTCAGGAAGCTGGTGGTAATCCCGCTTCACAAGCTAAGCCCGGTGAACCTACTCAGACTGCTGGTGGCACTCCCGGTGCTGCTCCCACTCCGGGTGCTCAAGGATTCTCTGGTGGAGGTGGGGGCGGTGCTCCTGCTCCTCAGCCGCAAGGACAAGGTGCATAATGCATAGAGAACTAGCTAGAACTCTAGTTCATTTCGTAAACGATCCCTACACGAACGAGGCGTACTTAGCGTATGCTTCGGATCGTGTGGAGTTCCTCAAGAACCAACTCGTGAGCGCTCGTAGCTTAGAAGAGGTTAAGGAACTACAGGGTCGTATCAATGAACTAAGACGATTTGAAACCCTCAGAGATGAGGTCTTACAACACAAGGATACATGATGGCTGGTATTGCAATCCGTAGGCTAATGCGTGGGGAGGACGGAGGAATCCGTGTTGCTCTCATTGACCTCAACACACTACAGGAAGTTACTGATCCTACGGATTACACAGTCCTCGAACCAGACAACGGTAAGATTGAGGATATTCCATATGCTCAGCAACCTAAGTCTGCACAGACTGTAGCTGAACCCGGGGAAGTCCCTGTGGAAGCTACTACGATTAAAGAAGCTCAGGAATATGCTAGTGGTGGTAAACTAGACTCTGGTGATGCTGCTACAGGTATGCGAGGGATGGAGCGTGATGCTACCAATAACTTCGGATACATGAGCAAGCCTAAGGGTCTTGGATTAGCCTCTGCTCTTCCCGGTCCTGCTGGTATGGTTGGTAAAGCAATCAATACTGGTATCAACGCAAATAACATGACTGCCTCCGAGAAAGCTCGTGGCTATCTTGGACTCTCTCCTTCCAGCACGTTTGGTAAGGTGAAGGGTGTCCTTTCAGATAACCAAGGTGTTGTATCTAAGAGTGCTAACATTGGTGGATTTGATTATGGAATCTCCTTCGGAGGTATCTCCAAAGATGGTAAGCATACCACTCTCACGCCTGATGAGGCAAGAACTCGGAGCCTTACTCTTGACGCGCCCGTTAAAGAAGGAGCAGTCAGTGAACGAGGACAGTCTTACAGAACTCCATCAGAAACTGGATCAGTTGCTCCTTCGAGTAAAGCAGTTGGAACACTCGGTGCAAATTCTGTTACCCAGACCGGCACCAAGCAGGGTCTTGCGGGGCGACTTGGAGGTATCGAAGCCTCTAATCCCGGGACTGTGGGACTAGCTGCTACACCAGAATCCATGAGTGCAATGAAAGATATGTCTGCTCCTCTCGGTATTGATGCTGAGAATGAAGCCGATATGTCTGGACGTATGTCTCGTCAGTGGGCTGGTAGCCTAGGTGATGTTCCTGCTAGATCAGTCAAGACTGGTGTAGTTTCGGCTACCCCATCAAGTAGGCCTCAGAATGTAAATCTGGGTGCAGTGACTGATGCTGAGAAATCAAGCATATCTTCTAACGCTAAATCTGTTACAGGATTTGATAAAGCAAAAGATGAGTCTGGCGCTGCTGCTAGAGGTTATCGTTCTTCGGCTGTTACTGACCCTACAAAAGATTCTAGTCTGTCTCCTTCGAAACAGGCTGCTGTATCTGATGCTTATGGTAATGCATACAATGCTGGCCTCACAGGTCTAGCTGCTGATATGTCTGTTGCACAGGCTATGCATGAAAGTGCATGGGGAACTAAGCCAGCTGGTACAGCTAACCTACATGGTATTAAAGCTGCCAAGGGTACTGCCATTATGACTCATGAAGTCGAGAATGGTAAGTCCGTTAAGAAGTCTCAGAACTTTGCTAACTTTACTAATCCCGAAGATTCCTATAGAGGGTGGGGTGCTCTTATGGAGCGTAACTATCCGGGAGTTCTTGCAGCTGAAGATGAAGCTAGTGCCATTGAAGGACTGTCTAAAGGTCGTCTAGGCGCTTATGCTACTGATCCTCAGTATGGTAAAAAGATTGCTGATACTCTAGATAAGACTCGTCAGTACTCGTTTAAGAATGTAGCCCCTGTATCTGCTTTTAGTACTCCCAGTATTACTGGTCAGATCTCATCTCCTGCTAATACATATGCTGATCCCGAAGCTGCTCCTAGTCCTGCAAAGACTGCAGCAATGGCTACTAAAGTTAACTCTGGTTACACTGCTGACTTAGGTCTGATGGGTGATCTAGCTGCTAAGAGTACTCCTGAGTCCCGTATGGGTATCAGTGGTTCTGGCTTCTCTCCTAGCTCCCCCGGGGGCATGACAGGGTTCGGTCGTACAGCTAACCTTGGTGGTGCTACTGGTACTTCTAGCCTCTCTGGTGCTGCCCGTGGTGGCCTCTCCAGTGTAGGTGGTGGTACAGGTTCTCGTACTTCTTCTGGCTCTGCTGGAGCAAGTAAGGGCACAGGTAGTGTGGCTGATGGATCTAAGGGTAATGAATCATATGGTGGTGGAGCAAGCAGAGGCACTGGTAGCCTAGGCGGTAATCCCGGTGCAGGTGCATACGGTGGTGGCTCTACTAAAGCTTCTGGAACTGGTGGTTTCGCTGACGGTAAGAAGGGCTCTGAGTCCTACGGTGGTGGCTCTACAGTAAGTTCTAGTAAATCTTCAAGTTCGTCCAGTTCCTCAAAAGGTTCTGCATCCTCCAGTTCTGGGGGTCCACGCGGTGGTGCCTCCACTGGTCGTGGCATGGGCGGGTTTAATTAATCGAGTGTAAAGGCTGACTCCTTAAACGTGGAGTTGGCTGGCTGGTGCACACAGTCACACTCAACCTAATGCGGCAACGGGCTACCCGCTACCCTCTTTAAGAGCTACTAGACGGCCCCTCAAGGAAAACTAAATATGCGATACCGTAACCAACGATACCTCGATGAAATTGCTGATGAAGGCACAGACGATGAACATGTGCTAAGTGAGCAGACTGATCTCCCCGTAGCTAATGCTGAGGAAGAGAGCTGGAAGAAGAGGTACGGTGATCTCCGGCGTAAAGCTCAGGCTGACGCTACTACTCTCGAAGGGCGAATGAAAGCTCTAGAAACGCAGTTAGCGGAAGCTTCTAAAGGTACTGTCAAAATGCCCAAAAGTGAGGCCGAAGTGGCCGCATGGGTTAAGCAGTATCCCGATGTCGCTGACATTTTTAAGACCATGATTATGCAGGAGACTGGTTCTCGCGTGGAAGAGATTAGCTCTACCCGTCAGGAACTTCAGGACCTCAAGCATGAACGTGAACTGGAAAAGGCTCTACAGGAACTCCTGAAGGCTCATCCAGACTTTCTCGAAATTCGCTCTACAGTTGAGTTTATCGACTGGGCGAAGGACCAACCGAAGTGGATCAATAAGGCCCTCTATGATGAGGATGAAATTGATGTACCCGGCGCTATTCGTGCTATCGATCTCTATAAGATGGATACACAGAAAACTACCAAAGCGGCTCCCGCCCCCTCCAGAGACCTCTCTGCAGCTACGTCGGTCCGTACTCCCCGCACTGAATCACCCACCGCTTCGAACGGTGGTGCATGGTCAGAGTCTCGTGTAGAAGCCCTCCCACGTAAGGGGAGAGGTAGCTACGATCAGTACGCTGATGAGATCGATGCGGATATACGTTCCGGTAAGTTCGTTTATGACCTTACGGCTGGAGCTCGTTAATACCAAGCCTCTTATGACTGGCAGCAAGCCTCACGGTGCTAAAATCACTATGGGAGTTGGATTGAAGTTCCAACAGTCAATAAGACTACCTTGAAGACAGATACGCATACACAAGTATAAGACACCCTCTCGCTTGGCCCACTGAAGACTGATCCTCGGATGTGCACCCAACCTCGACAGGCCCTTAGAAGATGTTGCAACTGGTGAAACCCCAAACTCAACAATCTTTAAAAGGATATACTCTAATGGCATTTCAAAGTGCAGCCAATTGGCACAACCTTCCTAATGGTGTGTTTTCTCCTACCATCTTCTCGCGCAAAGCCCAGAAGGCATTCCGCAAGAGCTCGGTCGTAGAAGGCATTACTAACAACGACTACTTCGGTGAAATCTCTGCTTATGGTGATAGTGTTCGCATTATCAAAGAGCCTGAGATCCTGATCCGTCAGTATGCCCGTGGTACTTCGCTCGTCCGTCAGGACCTCGTTGACGAAGACTTCTCCCTGATCGTGGACAAGGCCAACTACTTCATGTTCGGTATCGATGATATCGAAGAGAAGCAGTCCCATGTTGACTGGATGGACATGGCTACTGACCGTGCAGGTTATAAGCTGAAGGACGCCTATGATACTGAAGTACTCGCATACATGGCTGGCTACACGGTCAACCTGAATACGCGCGTATGGACGGTCAACACTGCTCCTAACGGTACGCCTAACCAGTCAACTGCTGGTACAGACGAATGGCTTGTTCGTAACAAGTTGACTCGTGCTGACTTCGCTGTTGGTGGTGCAACGACTGACTCGATCGCTGTTGGTACTGCTGGCACGTTCGATGCAACTCCTCTCCAGATCCTGAACCGTATGAACCGTAAGCTCGATGAGCTGAACGTTGATAAGGAAGGCCGCTGGGTAGTTGTTGATCCGATCTTCGTCGAAAAGCTTATGGATGAAAACTCCAAGCTTGTACACGCTGATTATGCACACAACCAGAATGGCAACGAAGGCCTGTTCAACGGCAAGCTGTTGGCTAACAAGATCCGTGGATTCCGTATCCATGAGTCTAACAACCTCCCGCAGATCGGTACTGGCCCGGGCGCAATTGACACTGACGGTTCTGCTGTCAACTATGGTGTCATCCTTGCTGGTCATGACTCTGCAGTTGCTACTGCTTCTCAGCTCCAGAAGTCCGAGAAGTTCCGCGATCCTGATTCCTTCGGTGATCTGGTACGTGGTATGCAGCTCTATGGTCGTAAGATCCTCCGTTCGGAAGCTCTTATCCGCGCTGTCTATAACATCAACGCCTAATTAATAGCTGGGGGTTTCGGCCCCCACTAAGGCTCATCTAAAATAAAGGATTATATAGATGGTTAATATCGCACGGGCTCTCACGAGCTCTAACCACCCTTCGAAGTTTGCGCCGGACGTTCGTCTGCCGTACATGGTTGAAGTTTCTGTTACTGCTGAGCAGATGATCGCTGCTAAAGGTGGAGCTATTGCTTCTGCTGACGTATACGATGTCGCTCTTGTTCCTGCTGGCTCGGTTATCCGTGGCGTATGGGCTCGTAAAGATACTGCCATGACTGGCACGTCTGTCGATCTCTCGCTTACTGTTGGTCTTACTGGTGGTACTGCTAACTTGTTTGTTACTGCTTGGGATTTCGATGCTGCCGCTACTGGTGCATTTGGCCCAGTTGGTGCAGGCGTAGTTCTCGGCTCGGTCAATGGTACTGCAACTCAGGGCGTTTCGTTCACAGTTGCTGCTATGACTGGTACTTGGCTTACGGGTCGTATAACATTCTTCATTGAAGTTATTGACCTCTCCGACTATGACAATTCCCGTTCGGGCATTGTAACTCTCGGTAGCTAATATTAATATGGGTGTAGGGGCGCAAATGCCCCTAAACTCTTTCAAACTATAAGGAACACCCATGACTGATAAAACAACTGCTGACGTAATCGTAGAAGCGAAGAACGCTGGCCTACCGGGTGAACTTGCTGTACAAGCAAAGCTCGCCACTATCGCTTCACTGAATTCAAATGCTAAGGCACAGATCATAGCTCTTACATCTCTTACTGGTACTATCGGTACTCCTAATGATGCAATGACAGCTCTTGCCGCTACTACTGCTGCCCTCACAGGTGCAGACACTGCTACTCTTCCAACGAAAGCATCAGTAGATGCAATCATCACTGCTTGCAATAATGATCTTGCTGACCTGCAAGCTAAAGTAAATGCAATCATTGCAGCTTTAAAGGCTTAATCATAATGGCAGCTTTCGTAGGACTAACATTCTCTCCAGCTAGTATTATCAAGGGAGCTTCTGCAGCTATCCTTGTAGACTCTGCTGAAGTACAATCTGAATATATCACTGGTTCCCCGGGCTTTAATGTAGTCTCTACGATCACTGCAACAGACAGTACTCAGGTATGTCGTGTAGTAGTCTCTGGTACACAGGAAGTCTGGGTCACAATTGGACCAGCTCCTATTGCTCTGCCCGGTACCAAGTTTCTAGTACTTGAAGGTACTACTGAATACTTTGCGCTTAATGCAGGTGACAAGGTTGCCATCTTCGAACAAGTTTAAGGAGCTCACATGCTTGGTTTAGGTTTTGGAATTGGAAAGTTCCGCAGATGGGGAAGAGGCCTAGATGGCTTCACTTCAACAATATACGTAAGCCAAGTAGGTGGTAGTGATACTAATGATGGTTTGACTTCTGGTACTCCTTTACAGACTTTAGCTGCTATTCCTTTGCAAGATGGAATGCGCATCTACCTCGCTAGAGGTTCTGTCTGGCATGAGGAGCTTGATACGAGCCCCTACACAGGAGTTTGGATTGATGCCTATGGCAGTGGTCCCCTCCCTGTACTAGATGCTTCTGATACTGCTCCAGCCACTTGGGTGGTAGACGGTGCTAATAATAAAGTCTACAATCAGACTCTATCCCACTCTGGTGATATCGGACTCTACCTTTCAATCTGGGAAAATGGTGTACGCCCTAAGTGGGTTGCTTCTAAGGCTCTCTGTCAAGCAACTCCTGGAACCTTCACGGTTGGCGTATCCACACTAGGGTCTAATATCTTCTCTATTCACCCCTTGGGTGATACCAATCCTGCGTCGGATGGTAAAGTCTATACCTACTCTGCTCGTAATTATGGCCTACTCCTTGGTGCTAGCAGTACAGTTAACTATATTCGTACTCGAAAGCAAATCCACAATAATGGCTCTACCGTTATGGGAGCCAACTGTGTCGCTAACTTCTGTATCTTTGAAGATGGTGTCAAACATAATACATTTGCCTCTAGCGGTTGTGTCTATAACGACTGCATAGCTTGGAAGTCTGATTGGATCATCAGAGAGAACCACACTTCTTTCGTAGCCTTTCAGCCTACTATAACATCTGGTGAAGTAACATTCAATCGATGTGTCTCACTTATGGAACTCACTGTTCTACAGGATGCTCTAGCTAGGGGTACTGATTCTACAGGTTTCTACGCCCACACAGATGGTGCTTCTGGACATGTCTGGTCTACTATCAGATATAACCAATGCTCTACGAAGAATAACGGTACAGGCTTCAGTGTTGCTGATACAGTTCTTGTAGCCTCAACTCGTTGCCATCCTGAGACATCTGAAAATGGTTTCTCTTTCAATGGTACTACCAACAATGTCATCGATCCTTGGGTCAATGAAACAGATGGTATCAAGGTCAATCGTGCAATTACTAGTCTTACAGATGGAGCACTCAATATTGATGGTGCTCGTATCTACACGATTATTGGTGGTGATGGTCAATTCTATGATACCTCTACTGGTACACTTAACCTCACACAGTCGGTATTCTATAAAGACGAAGATGCAAACTATCAGTATCTAGTTAGATCTACAGCTGGTCGTGTAGTGAATATGAGTGGTTGTATTCTTTATGGTGATCAGACTTCTGCTGATGTAGCTGCTCTTAAAGCTTTCACTCCCGGGGCTATCGACAACAATCTCTACGCTGGCTCTATCAATCTTGACTATGAGATTGAAGCAAATAGTTATAGTAACTTCGCTGACTATCGTGCTGCTTACCCTCTCCTAGATCCTAACTCACAGGCTCTTGCCTTTGGTGTTGATCCCGGACTAGTTGATCCAGCTAATGGTGATTTCCACCTTACTGTAGACTCTCCTGCTGTCCTCATGGGCGCTGGTGTTCTTCGTCCCGATGCTGTCTATACAGCTATTCCTTCTCACGCAACAGTGGCGGCTATGTAATGACAACATATATGGATTTCTGTAACCAGATCATTAAACGTGTTAATGAAGTACAACTTAGTGATACTACCTTCGACGATGTCATTGGTGTACAAGCTGTTATCAAAGATGCTGTAATTGATGGTCTGAATAAAATCTTTCAAACTAAATACAAATGGCCCTTCTCTGCTGTGACAGGAACACAGTTGATGACGATCGGTACTCAAGAGTATCCTTGGCCTGACCGCTTCCAGTCTGTTGATTGGGCCAGCTTTCAGGTTCAGAAGGATGTAGCCTTGGCTATCAATGATCGTCACCTCCCTGCAATCCAGAGAGAAGAGTGGTATGAACGTTTCCGTGATAATGACTTTGATGCTGGTGCTGATGGTCGTAACTTCCCTCAGTTCGTCTTCTCGAACCATGGCATGGGTTGGGGTCTAACTCCTTCCCCGAACAAAGCATATACGATTAAGTTCAAGTATTGGGCTAATCCTCTAATGCCTATTGAGTTCGATGATGTACTCCCTATCCCTGCTGAGTTCGAACCAGTACTTGTTCAGAACTGCTTAATGCATATGTATACCTTCTATGACAATAATGAACGTTCCACTATCGCTGAAGGCCGATTTGAAAAAGGTCTTAAGGATATGGTTGTAGTCCTCTTGGGCAATAACTGGGAACATGCATATGATGGACGAGTATACCCACATCAATTTTAGGAGCTAATATGCCAACAGATCAAATTGATTCCTTCCGAGTGATTTGTGAAGGTGGCTTGAACACCAATGAAAGTACTCTGATCCTATCTCAGGATCGTCCGGGCTCTGCTACTACTCTTGTCAATTACGAATCAGCTATCTCTGGTGGCTATCGTCGTATCAATGGTTTCGTAGAGTTTGATCCTGACTTTGCTGAGGTAGGTGTAGGATTTGCCGAAGGGAAGATCCTTTGGGTTGCCTACTTCGTAAATACTGTTACAGAGAATAATGAGCTCTTTGCTGCTCGTGCAGACATAGGTGGAGTTGAATATCAGATCTATCTATATGATCCTGCTCTTGGTTGGCAACCTGTGGCTATGGCTACTCGACTTATGTCTGGTACTTATTCTGAGGTCATTAAACTTCGTTCAGTAGACTTTAACTTTGGTTCAGATAATAATCTAATCGTAGTCGATGGTGTTAACCCTGCTATTTGGTATGATGGCACTACTTGGACTACTTTACTCTCTACAGCTGCTGGTGGTCCTGCTGACCCCGGTGGTGATCAGATCACAGATGCTCCTTCACTCGTCACAGTCTTTAAAGGTCACATCTTCCTTTCGGGAGACATGACCCCTGATGGACGTGCTCGTGTAGTACACTCTGCTCCACTTCTACCTGACACTTGGACAGCTGCTGCCGGTGGTGGTCAGCTCTTCCCGGGTTTCGATGTAGTCCAGATTAGACCTTTCCGTGATGAACTCTATGTCTTCGGTAAGCGTCAGATCAAGAAGGCCATAGCTGACTTAGCTTCTGGCTTCGTACTACAGGATGTGACGGATGACCTTGGTTGTCTCGCTGCTGATAGTGTTCTAGAAGTTGGTGGTAATCTGATCTTTCTTTCGCAGGATGGGATACGTCCTATTGCCGGTACTGATAAGATCAATGATATTGAACTAGGCCTACTCTCTCAAGACATCCAGCCAATCATGGACAACATGCTCAATACAACTGAATTCCCTCTTCTTGATGGAGTAGTTGTGAGAAAGAAGACTCAGTTCAGATATTTCTGGGGTGGAAGTACTTCTGAGACGATTGATTCTAAAGGTTTGATCGGTTGTGTTAGGACGAACAGGAGAACAGGAAAGACTTGGGAGTTCGGTGAACTTCTCGGTATCCGTACTTCAGCTGTCTGGTCTGGCCTTATAGATGATCGTGAGATTGTCCTTCATGGTGATTGGAACGGTATAGTCTACAGGCAGGAACAAGGTTCCTCATTCGCTGGAGCTAACATCCTTTCGGTATATTCTACTCCATTCCTAGATGTTGGTGCTACCGATGTCCGTAAGCTCTGG